TATGGCCTGCAATTCCAAAGATCAATGTTACAAATACATTACATGAATATGCAATTATCAAAGAACATGGTTTAGATCTTGATCCATTTATTAGCGAAGGTTCAGCGGGTACAGTGAATCGTTCTGAATATGAAAGAAAGAACATTCGTATCAAGTATTTAGCTGAAAAGAGAGAAGTTACTGATGTAGGTACTTTAGTAGGCTTGATCGGTGCAAATTCTGATGCGATCGCCGCTGAAACCGAACGCGGTACTTTGCGTTTACTTGGTAAGCTTGAAAAATCATTATTTCATGCTAAAGAAGCTAACTCATCTTTACATTTTGATGGTATCATTACACAAATTGAAAACCATAACAATGGCTCAAATGTGTTTGATGCTCGTGGTGCATCTGCATCTCCTAGACTTCTTCAAGAAATCTTGTCAAAATTGTTTTCTGCGCCATATTATGGAACTCCTGATTGTATCTATGTCACTCCTCAAATTCATGGTGAATTAATCAAGTTTGCCGTTCAATTTGGTAGACATGATCAAATGGCAATTACAGGCGGTTCAAGTATTACTTATGGTTCACAAGAGATTAACATTATGGGACCCGTTGGCCCCGTTCCTGTTAAGCCTGCGACCTTCTTGGCTAACAATTCAACAGCCCCAACCGTCGCAAGTGGTACAACAGGCGCGCCCGCTACTCCTGTGATCTCCTCCGTTGCAATCGCTGATGATTCCGCTTCTCAATTTATTGCTGATGATGCTGGTGATTATTTCTATAAGGTTGTTGCGATGAATGATAATGGTTACTCCATTGCCGTAGCTACCTCAGCCCAAACTGTTGCCGCTGGTAAGAAAGTAACAATCACAATTGCAAATCAATCAGATGCTACTTATTTCAAGATCTATCGTACTCCTGTTGATCGTCCTGTAGGTGAAGCCGTTCTTATCAACGAAATCCCCGCAAATTCAGGTGGTGCAACTGTATTCGTTGATAGAAATGAAAACTTGGCAAATGGTCATAAGATCTTGTTTGTTCAGCATTCTGTTGATGTTATGGAATTTGCTAGATTGCTCGATTTCATGCGTCGTCCATTGGCTGAAGTTCAAACAAGCAAGCCATTCTTGCTTATGCTTTTCGGTTCTCCAATCGTTAAGACCCCAAGTAAGTGTTTTGTTGTTAAGAATGTAAGAGTAGGCTCTACATTGCTCGATTCAATGGTTATGTAATTTAATTTATAGTTTCTATTTGGTTTTGTGTTATTCTTGACTATATAGACAAGGATTTTCACAATGACAACAACTTTACTTGATGTTATTACGCCCGATTTTCTAAAGAAAACCTCATTGTTGGGCGTCGATCTCACTACCGACGACGGGCAACCGTTCCCCGATGAGATTTATAATTTAGCAATTCAAACAAGCATCAAACATATTGAACATGATATAGGTATCAACTTAGAGCCGTTCAAGGTATCACAAGAAACTCACGACGCTGAACGTCAAGGGCGCTATTCCTATTGGCCTATGAAACTTGATTATAGGCCTCTTGTATCGATTGAGGGCGTTCGTATTCGGTTCGGTAGTTTCCAACCTGTTATATTGCCTAATTCATGGGTGAGAGTAACTTCGGCGATGCACGGTCAACTAAACTTAATCCCATCTCAAGAGAGTTTAGGTAGTTACTATTTTAGCGGGGGTCTTCCATTCATGGGGAATTATGGAATTTACTATGAGGGTCGTGATTACATTCCGGGCTATTTTGAGTTTGATTACACAGCTGGATTTGAAACAAGGCGCGCAAGTGTAACAATTCCCGCCAATACAACCACTAAACAAATCGCGCTAGATAAACATTGTTACTTAAAATATACCATTCAATTAACATTCCCTACGGGAGTGACAGGCAAAGCGATTGCATTAGGTCAAGACGGTTTCACAATTGAATTAAACGCGCCTGTTGATCATGAGATTGAAGTATCATATTTACTTGATACTTTGCCAAGCGACATTAAACATATGATTACATTGAAATCATCCGCTAATATGATTTTACAAGTAGCTGGTGATTTGATTTTGGGCGCGGGTATTGCTTCAAGTTCAATCGGTATTGATGGTTTAAGTCAATCAATTCAAACAACTTCATCAGCGATGTATTCGGGCTATTCCTCAAGAGTGGATTACTATGAAAAACAGTATGATGCACTAAAGAAAGCAGTGAAAGCACAATTTAAAATTAATCAATTTGGAGTGATTTAAGATGCCTACAATCGTCCCAAGAGTTCCCGTTAAACTACGCCCCCGCGTGGATTGGCTCAATGAGGAATTTAGAAAACAATTTTATACTAGATCGGTTTCCGTCTTATGGGAAATGTGTAATGAATGCCCTTGCTCAAATTCAAATGAAGGCTTGATCTTAGATTTACCAAGCATTACAACAGACCTACAAAAACATGGTGAAGTAAGAAGCGATTGCCCAACCTGTAAGGGAATAGGCTATTTTTGGCATAGTAAACAAGAAACACGCGCTTTAATCACAAGTGCAAGCAATGATCAATCAAGATTTCATGAGTTTGGGGAGTATGCTAGAGGCATGGTCAACATAACTCTACTCCCTGAAACTTTGCCCGGATTCGGTGATCGTTTTACAATGGTCGATAGTAGTATGAGATATAACGAAACTAGAGTAAGAAAAGCGGGGGCGGTTCAAACGCTTAGAAATCCTATCGTTCCTAGAATTTTAGATACTCAAGGGGGCGCAACTACTATGAGAGTTCTAAATTTACAGGTTGCAAATATTAGCGGGGTTACACCGTCAACAAGTTCACTTATTGAAGGCGTTGACTTTGATGTAACAGATGACGGGGAGATCGATTTTACTAAAGGCGATTTGAATGGTCATGCTCCTCTTGTTGGCGTTCGTTTTGCAATTACATATTTTGCGCATCCCCGCTATTATGTTGCAGATAATCCGCATACTCATAGAGATAGCCGATATGTTCGTAAATCAACAGATGAAAACATTCGTTTGATGCCTGTTCAATGTAAAGCAACACTTGAATTTATGGGGTTGGGATCAAATGGATAAGTTACATGTTAACCGCTTAAACATGGTAGATCTGATAAATGCTTTAAACTTAAGTAAAAACGATCAAAAAAGACGCGCTAGAACGCTAGCAACCTTGATCTTAGCTGAGTGGAGTGCAGAAGCTAAATCTAGTTCTATGCCTTCATCTGTAAAACAAACCTATCTTAAATCCTTGTCAATTCGTCAAGCAGATGAAAACGCAGTTATTATCTCACTACCTAAAGAGGGGCAAAGTGCAACGCTTGCCCTTATGTATGAATTGGGGATGGGAGCGGGGGGCATTGGTACAAGTGGGCCATATGATATGAGAAAATTTATGTTACAAGAGAAAACTAGAAATATTAGGCGCGATAAGAAAGGACGTTTATATTTGAATGTTCCATTTAAAAAGAGCGCTAAAGCGATTCAAGCTGATAACCCTGATATCTATAAGAAAGCTAAGAAACTAAGCCCAACAATTACATTTAATGCACACGCCCAACATGTTAACCCTCAAGGCTCTCCCGCTGGCTCAAAAGGTGCAAAATTACCAAGTGGTCTAGTTCCTAAGAAAGCCCCTCACCATACAACCGACATTTATGCGGGTATGATTAAACAAGCTTCAGCCTATTCTAATAAACAAGGGAAACCCGTTATACAAACAAGCGGGTATATGACATGGAGGAGAATGACAATGGATCAAAAAGCCCCTAAGTGGATGCACCCCGGAGTTAACGCCTTAAACCTTGCTAGGCGTGTCTTAGATGTAGTTCCTCAACTTGTCAATGAAGCATACGGAGATTAAAAAATGTTCGATTTACACTTACTAGAAGCCCTATTTAATGGCTTTGAATACTACTTAACCAATGAAGCAGATTTTAAAAGTTTGTTTTGGGGCGTTCGTGTTGAAACGCTTAATCAATGGTGGACTCTATTCACTCAAAACAAGCCTGTATTCCGTGCAAGATATGCACAAGGTACAGCCCAAGCCCCAATGATCACCGTTGTAGGCGGTCAAGAAGATGTACAAGAGAAATTGATTGGTAAAGTCGAGTATCGTGATACAGATGGGCGCTTAGTAGTCGGTTATAATATCATGGAAAACGCGCAAGCGGTGATCTTTGCTAAATCCCCCGAACTTGCTAGAATTTACTTCGTTGTACTACGTGCATCAATCGAACAAAGTACAAGGGCGTTACTCAAGGCGGGATACTCTCAAATGTCATATGAGGGAACTACTGCACTAGATCCAGAAGAAGAACTATCTAGTGAAGAAATGGGGATATATGTAAGAAAAATGAATTTTGTTGCTCATCACCCTGTTCAAATTAAACTTAGCCATGATTCTGAGTTTGGTACTACTAAAACATATTCTACGATTGAAGATATACTTGTTTTATCTAGTGATCTAAAGAAAAATGGCATTGTTGGCGGGGTTGTACCTGATCAATCATAAAAATAAAGAAAAATACTTTAAGATTTACTATTCTTTAGATAAGAAAAGGAGTTTTTACTTATGCCAAGTTCCATTAATTTAAACGGTCTAAAAATATACAAGCCCGGAGTCTATGCAACTGTTGACGCGTCCGCTTTGGGTGGTCAAAATACAAGTACTGGCAATGTTTGCCTAGTCGGTGCATTTCCTAGTTTTGAAGCTAATAATCCTCTAACCTTTACAAGTGCATCAGCATTAAGGGATTTTGATAGCTCAGACAAGGATCTTGCACTACTTGGCAAACTTGCCTTTGCTCCCTCCGTAGATGATAGAGTCCCCGCAGGCGTTAACAGTTTAACAATGCTTAATGTTCAAGGGAATACACAAGCAGGCTTAGGACTTTACAATAATAACGCTGATCTAGTCGCAAATATTAAAGCTAAAGTTTGGGGCGCTAAAGGTAATCAAACATTTGTAAATTGTGCATTTGATACAGGTGCATTTACAATGACTTGCTCAAGAAATGGCATTGTAGAAGCCTATGAGAATGTAACAAGCGGTGATGTTTGTTCTTTTGAATATTTAGGTAGTAATTTGTCAACTGTTGAACTTGATCTAACAGATACTTCTAATTTAGTGATCAATTGGACTAAGACCGTTAGTTTATCAAGTGCAAATGCAAGCGTAAGCATTGTTGACATGAAATCAGTAAAAGGGATTGGCTTACAACTTAGCGCCGCTCCAAATGCTAATGTAGTCGTTGCGATCAGTGGTTTTAACGCAAGCGGTGAATTTGTTACTGTTAACACAACATTATCAAACACCACTAAAAGCACAACGATCACACTAACAGATCTAAGCAATATTTCAATCACTAATCAAGCCCAAGCGGGTCTTACTCTCACTATTTCAGGATCTGCATTTGATCTCGATTTGAACGATTTTGAGAATGTAAGTGATGTTGTTGATCTCGTCGCACAATATGAAAGCAACTTTAATTTTACTGCTTCTTATTTAGCAGGTAAAAGCTATGGCGCTTTATTCCTAGATGGGTTCGCAACTGCTCAAGATATCAAGACTAATGCGGTTTCAGTGACTGCAAATCTCAAAGAATTGATTGATTCCGTTGCAAGTTCTAAATTGGTTGAAATTGTAAGAGAAGGCTCTATCTTCTCAGATGATTTCATTGATTTAAATGGCAATATGATTGCAGGAACTCAAAGCGTTGTGAGTTTATCAAATTGGACTAGCGCGCTAGAATTGATTGAAACTAGCGATATTCAAATCGTTGTACCTTTCTCAGATGATGTACTCGTTCACAAAGAAATCTTGAAACATTGTAGTGCAAGCGCAATCGCTGGATATGAACGCTGTGCATGGGTTGGCGCTAGTGCAAATCAAACTATCCAACAAATCAAAGATGGATGGGTTAAGAGTTTAAATAGTCGAAATGTTGCTATTGTTGGGCAAAGCGTTAAAGTGGTGAATCCTCAAGGCAATATTCAAACCGTTGAACCTAAGTATTTCGCTTTAATTTGTGCATCTATGCAAGCGGGGACTCCCGTAGCTACTCCACTCACTAGAAAGCGCCCTGATATCGTTGACGTATTGGGTGCATGGATTGCGAATAGAGATGTTACAGATGCTATTAAAGCTGGTATTTGTGCGTTAACTTCCGATAATCTTGGTTGGAGAATTGAGCGATCTGTTACTACATGGATCAAAGATGACAATCCAATTTACTCAGAAGTATCTGCAAATGAAAGTATTAACACTTCTGTTCGTGATTTAAGAAACGGTCTTGATATCTACATAGGCGATAAGAACGCAAATGTTACAGGCGCAAGATTACAAGGTATTGTTATCGCTAGACTAGATCAACAAGTTATTGATGGCGTTATTAAGGCTTATAAGAATGTTGTACTTGAAGATCTTGGTGATACTTTAAGAGTAAACTATACTGTTGCCGCCGTTGAGCCTATCAACTTCATAGCTATCACCGCAAGCGTTAGCAGATTTTAAGGAGTAAAAAATGGAAAAAGTATTTAGTGGAGCAAGGGCAAAACTCTATTTTAACACCGCAATCGGTCAAGTAGAGGCAGGCTTTGCAACAGGTATCTCAGTAAATGAGAGCCACCAATTGCAACGCGTGAACGTTTTGGGGAATTTAGATAGTGAAGAAATCATTCCCACAAGTAGAGCCGTTGATGTTCGTTGTGATTTAGTTCGTATTAGCGGGCGTTCACTTCGTCAATTAGGTATCTGGCCTAAAGGTACAACCGTAGATGTTCTCTCATTCCCTGAATTAACCATTGTTGTTTATGATGGAGTAGAGAATAAAATCGTTGCACAAATTGAAGGCGCGCGATGTGAAACTCGCTCTTTTCAAGTTCAAGCGGGCGCGATCGTTTCAGAAAATGCAAGCTTCCAAGCAAAACGATTAAAAGATGAAGCTGATCTTGTTTTGTAGGTTGTAACATGGAAACACAAGCAACAACCGAACAAATTGATGTAAATCAAGAGATCAACCAATTAGAAGGCTTAATCAAGGCAACAAACAACAATTTGCCTCTTGCTCTTGCCATCTTCTTAGCTTTATTTCTTGTCAAGTTTAAGCAGTCCGAACGCAAGCAAATTGATTGCCAAAAAGT